TGTCTGTTCAACTTCCACTCGATCTCGCTGTGCATACTTTCGTGACCCAATGTGTACTTCAGTCTTACAATCGATAGCTCCCTGTGCTAGACGCCGCGCTCTGGGCATTCGTGGGTTATTTTCATATACCTTCTGAGCAAACGAACGAGGTCGAACAGCAGCTGGCTGTGAATCATAAACACGCTGTGCATAATTGGTTGGTCGCGTGAGTCGTGGTTGTGAATCATAAACACGTTGTGCAATAGGTCTGTAACTCAACATATCGTTTGCACATCGGATGCAGTCTTCCGCGTCCGCCGGATTGTATTTTAATTCACCAATCTGATCACAGTAGGAACAATCGTACCAGCACTTCCCATCAATGACTTCAAGAGCGTCCTGGTGTGTAGTCGCAACGAAATTCTGATCAACAAACTGCAATACCGGGCATTGGTTGCTAACACGTTGGGAGGGGACTTGCAAACGGGATCTTCTAATATCTTCGCGTATATCTTCAAGAGTTTCGCGGGACATACCTTGTGCAAGCAAGTCATTACGAACAGATTTGATTCCCGAACGTTCCAAAAAGTGAGCCAACATGTTACCACGCTTTGGGTACTGCAATATACCGCATGTGGTACACCTCTCACACGGAGTATCAGTATCAGAAGGCGCACGATTAAACTTACACCAAGCATTGCTGTCGTTAATGGATTTACTACAAAAGATTCCAGTGTACCAAACTCCAAAGAGGACTGCTGCTGTAGAGCAGACGCCCGCTAAAATTTTGGAGGTTGGCACACTTGGAAGATAATCAATTGTTTTCTGAGCTGCAGATGAAAAGAAAGCCAATATAAATTCTGCAATAGAAAGCATCTTATTGCTTGCATGTGTAATACAAGCTCTCACTTTAGACCAAAGTTTGTTGAAGGCTGAGTGACATTCTTTCTTGTAGTCCCCAAACATTTCCTTCACCTTGTCAAGACGCATCCTTAAATTGAAAATATGAGTTATTGAACCAAAAATAGAATCCTCCTCAGCATTAAAATATTCATCCTCTAATTCAACATCAAAAGCTTCTTCAGCTGCCAAGGTCTCAATAAATAATTCTGGATGGAAAATCTTGGAAAATTGGTCCATAATTTGCTGTTCAGTTGCAGGGGCTTCCGGTGTATCAATGCCAGCCTCCTTACGAATCGCATTAGCCAAACTAACACTTTCCTTCTTACGACGGTCGTTCTCTTTGACATAATAATCCCAAAATTCTTCAAATTTCAAACTATTCATACCAGGAAGATAAGAAACCTCTGCATTACCAGTCTGTTTATTGTGAATTACTTTATAGCAGGAGAACCGATAGTGCTCTGTAAAAAGAGGAGGCACATCATCCACATGGATACCTTTTAACTTAGCAATAGTCGCTTTATCAAATGTGTAGTATGAGTTTCCTGTTTCGTCTTTTCCAATTGGCACACCATAAGCAGGATCTATTGTAAC